AATATTATACGGATGGCCGCTTTTGCCCCTGGTGTCCTGGGACTCCTTGCATATATAAGGGACACCAGGACACCAACATATAGAGTTCTAGTGAGCGGAGAGAGCCTGGTGTCCTGACTCTTATTTACAAAAATGCCACTACAATCAACTCCAATTATAAATAGACACCACAAGATCTATCTCCGAAGCATTATCATCTTCTCAACACTCACTTTACTCTTTCACAAACCCTAGTTCTTCAAGAGTCTTCCAGCGTTATCAGAAGTATCGTCATAATCTTCCATATAAACACTAAGCCTTCAACATCATCTCATTCTTTCGCAGATATTCCCTTCATTAGCAGCAAGAATTCTACAAACTAGTTGTTGAGTAACTTTTCTATCATTAAAACATAGTGCTGAAGTTCTTATCATCTTCATCAGTACCCCTTTCACTTCTTCACAAGCGCATATCTTCTTCAAGAGGTGCCGCTAGCGCGGCCGAGGTATCACTATATGGATTCTCAGTTAGCTAATCCACCAAACGCGTTCAACTACATAGAATCTCATCGTGAGGAATATCAGCTTTCGCATGACCTAACTGAGATTGTACTACAATTTCCTTCTGCTGCTTCTCAATTTAGCGCTAGACTGAGTCGCAGTTGTATGAAGATAGACCACTGTGTCATAGAATACAGGCAGCAGGTACCAATAAATGCAGCAGGTACCGTGATTGTGGAGATCCATGATATGAGGATGACACAAAACGAATCCTTACAGGCTAAATGGACTTTTCCCATTAGATGCAACATAGATCTCCACTATTTCTCAGCGTCATTCTTCTCCCTCAAAGATGAAATTCCTTGGAAGCTCTATTACAGAGTTTGCGACACTAATGTGCAACAGAGAACGCATTTCGCCAAGTTCAAAGGGAAGCTCAAACTTTCCACGGCGAAACACTCTGTGGATATTCCGTTCAAACCACCAACTGTTAAGATCCTATCCAAGCAATTCTCAGACAAGGATGTAGACTTCTCCCATGTTGATTACGGGAGATGGGAGAGAAAGCTTATCAGATGCGCATCCATGTCAGGAGTTGGGCTTAGAGGCCCAATACAGATAAGGCCCGGTGAGACATGGGCTTCAAGGAGCACACTGGGCGTTAGTAATTCAGATGCGCAATCAGAAGTGGAGAGCGCATTACATCCATACAGGCATCTTAACAGGCTAGAGGGTAACGTACTGGACCCGGGAGAGTCCGCTTCAATGGTGGGAGCCCAAAGAGCAGAGTCCAATATAACTATGTCCGTAGCTCAATTAAACGAGCTGGTTAGGAAGACAGTCCAGGAATGTATCAACACCAATTGTACTCCATCACAACCAAAACATTAAATTAATTATAAATGTTTGTTTTATCAGAATGAGATTGTTCAATATTGCTAAACACAATTTATTTTCATTAACTATCCCAAATAATCGAGATCAAATGATACAAAGGGCGATGCCTTAGACATTACATCTGACATCCAACAATAATACACTAATAGGGCGTTTTTGCTAATATTGTCGTAAACACCCTTACATGTATCATGTTCTAAATCCCTAAACATAGACCACATGTTATAACGCCTATTAGAGAGACTAGTTGATCCTTCAACCTCCACAATGGTTGAATCCTTCTCCACGGACAATACACGTTTACACACATGACGTATGTAAAACCTATCTTTCAAAGACGGAGTTATAGACAGGGTTCCATGGCTGTGGATCAGAGCACCGAAGAGTTCATCAAATGTATGCAGGCGACCAGATGCACTCAAGTGTGGTTTACGATCGACAACGATAACAATGGACAACACCCCTTCAACTTTGGGAACCGAGCCGTCAATGTTCATGTCAGAAGTTACACGCTCAATCTTAACAGTACCCTTAAAACGCAAACGCCTCAGCTTAATATATGACCGGCTTCGGTTGGGAAGAGTCTTGCCCATACCTGGATAACTAATATACGTAGAGATAGCGGAATTATGGGCCATTGTGAACTCAGGCCCATATTGATTCTCCTGGATACGTTGGGACACCATCTTGGGCTCTTCATGGGCCTTACGAGAGGATACAGGATACCGTTTCACATTAAAACGTTTAGCGGGATATGAACGCTTGACCGCGTTATTACGTGAATAATATGGACGTTGAGTAGTGGCAGCTCCACGTTTATACCTATAAGCATACATTGTCAAACAAAAAACTATATATGACTACACAATTTCTAAAGTATATAACATAAACGTGGTGGTTATATGAGTCAAGTTGCGTAACACAAATACTTCATCTGCAATTTATACATAAAGTGAGGAGTCATAAATGTTAACTTGACTCAGAGCGATGGGGAAAGAAATGCCACGTCTTTCCCTATTCAATGGGACACTGTTAAACAACCCGGGAAACTGTTCGAATTTTAAATTAAAGCATACACATAGAAAGACGTGCCACTAATTCTGAGCAAGGCCATACAGAGCGCCACGTGTTCCAAGTACAAAATCTACCCAATAGTGCGGAACAGCTGTAGGGGACCACTGTACGGACAGGGGACGCCCAGCGCGGCCATCCGGT